GCTGCGTTATATTCTGTGCATCGGTTAGCAATTCAGCGCCGATACATTCTGAAACCACCTACTAAGGGGCTTGAAATGAGAAAAGACTATTCTTTTACTATGTACCTAGGGCTTAAATCCTGCCTGTGTTTTATCGGATATGCATTCGGTACACAGGATTTTGCGTTTTTATGGGCTGCTACTGGCTCGCTGCTGTTTATGCCTGCTGTTGCATATCTCGAAAACCAAGGGGCATAACATGAAAATCACAATTAGACTTGATAAAAATTATGGCAGTTGGGTTGTTTACCCTGTATGCCAGCAGGCGCAGTTATTCGCTGCAATTGCAGGCACTAAAACCCTAAAAGAAAAAACCTTAGATCAAATTATGCAGCTGGGTTATGAAATTCAGGTAGCACAGGATCAAATTAGATGGCAGGTGGCAGCATGAATTACTTACACACACAGCAGGCCATGTTAGTAAACGCACTGGCACTGGCAATCATTGCACCCAGTGAAAGTAAAGCGCAGCAGGCCACACAGGTGGCACTGCATTTAACGCAGGGATTGACAGATAAACAGGTCGAATTGTGCAAAAAAGCAGCATTGGTATTGATAGGGGCAGAGAATGAAACACACTAAAACAGCAGCAGCAGTAAAAATCAGCATAACGTCAAAGCTTGATGGGATCCGTTCGTGGTCATTACAGGCATTAGATACCTGCCCTGGCAGTATTGAAAACCCTGGGGTTTTAGTAGATGCCTGTAAGGGCTGCTATGCAACAACAGGCAATTATCGTTTTCCCAATGTCAAAGCCCCGAGAGAATTTAACCGCATAGACTGGCAGCGCATAGACTGGGCCGATGACATGGTACAGGCACTGGCAAAGGATAGCTATTTCAGGTGGTTCGACAGTGGTGATATGTATAACGTAGCACTGGCAGAGAAAATTCTAGATGTTATGCAACGTACACCATGGGTAAAGCATTGGCTACCTACCCGTATGCATAAATTCCCGAAATTTAGGCAGGTACTTACAGCCATGGCAGGGCTGAAAAATGTTTCAGTACGTTTCAGCAGCGACAGCATAGACGGCACGTTTACCCGTGGTTTACATGGTTCCGTGATTGTGGCTGACAGCGACAGCCTGCCTAAAGGGGCCACACTATGCAGGGCTTACGAAAACGCAGGTCAATGCAGTGGCTGTCGTGCCTGCTGGGATAAAAAAGTGAAAGTTATCGCATACCCTGCCCATGGCAAAAAAATGCATAAGGTCATTCAATTGAAGCAGGTGGCAGCATGATAGATAACACTGACAAACCCGTAGTAGTGGCCTGCATTGTGGCCGCTGTGTTTTTAATCGTTTTTCTTTTGATGGGGTATTGATATGCAAAAGCGCATGATAGCTAAGTATTCAGGCATAGATTCACGCACGGGTTACCCGATCCGCAAAGGTGATGAAATAATTTATGACACTGAAACACGGAAAGCATATATAACCGATGATGATGATGGGTTGACGTTTCAGTCAACGGATCGGTATGTATCGGATATTTATGCCATTGGTGGCAGCGAATACTATCGGAACAAAGCAGGCAAGTGTATCGATGCGCCATGTTGTGGCTGTTGCACTATTTAAGGGGCTGTTATGAAATTCGCATTTATTCCAAAATCAGTTTATACCGTAGGCCAGGTTATTCAGGTTCACGGTCAGGATATGGTCATTGATGGTTTTACCAATTCAGGAAAGAATCTAATCGTTCACCCATTGCATGGCCTGCCCCGCTTTATTATTTGTATATGCACTGATGCGGAGGATATAACCTTATGACATTCGATCAATTCGAAGCACTGGCAGCACTGGCAAGATTAAAGCCCGGCAGTAAAGCTTGGCTATCTGCTAAGTTATGCATTGTGTTTAACCGTACCCAGCAAAATGCAGCAGCCTTAGTAGAATGCAGGCAGTCAACAGTTAGCGCAGCCGTGCGTAAGATCAGGGCAGCGCAGCGATTAGCTAACCATGGCGCAGATCGGCACTGACAGCAGATAAACCCTTAACAGCCCCTTAATTGGGGCTTTTTTATGCCTGCTTACAATGCAGGCCATGCAGCCAGTACCGATAACCCTACCCAAAAAGCCTAGGATCAGGCAAAAAGAGAAAGCCCCTGATCTGCGTCATTTCGCTGTGGTTCCGTTCAGGGCTATCACTGACAGGTCAATTACAGAGATGCAGTTAAGGGTTTTACTTATGTTATGCGCTTACAGTAACAGGGCAGGGCTGACATGGGTAGGATTGCAGAGAATAGCCGACCATTTTGGAATAAGCCTAAACAGGGCAGCAGTGCATACTAGGGCATTGATCAAAGCAGGGTACGTTAAGGTTATCTACTACGGTTTTAAAGGTGAACGAGCGCACACACGGCAGGTCATCTACAAGTCAGATCTAACACTGGCTGACATCATAGGAATAACAGGGGAATCAGCCCCATTCATGCAGGAAAATCAACCACCTACAGCAGCAAAGGGGCAGGCCATGGTTAAACGTAAGCAGATCAAAGTAACTGACCAACGGGTTAGTAATCTGGGATTGAATGATAGTGATTCGCATCTAGCTTTGAATAATGAAAAGAATCAAGTAGAGACAATTCGCAAAGCCGTAGGCAGCGAGATATTCGCAGCAGCGCAGCAGCAGGCAGGGCCAGCAGCGACAGTGGCTGACATCGAGCGGGTATTAGCTAAAATG